CTTGTACTTCATTCGTGCAACGATCTCTGTAGGCCATATATTTTGTGTACCTTCTCCAGGTATCCAAAGCATACTCAAGTGTCTTCAAACCCACATGCAGCCCGTTCTCAGCATAGATGTCAGCTTGAATAGGTACTGCAGCAAACTTTAAGCCTGCAGTATACGACACACGGAATGTGATACTTTTAGCGATAACGTACTTACTCACATCTTTTTTTGTGAGTGTATGGTCATTAAAGTATTCACGCATCTTGGTCTGATGGAAATTACCAGATCTGATGTCATGGATGAAGTTTTCATCCTGACTCAGAAAGGCCATAATTGCCAAGTCAGCTCCGGCAACGTCAAGCTCACACCAGTAGTAGTCAGGGTCACCAGGATAAAATATATTACGTATATTTTTAGGCAATTGCTCACTGTACTCTTTCTGCTCATCACTGTTGAGATTACTGTAACCAGGCACAAAGATGTCCGGTATATACGCCAACACCTTTGATGCAGGATTTTGAACATTAGGGCTGCTGCTGGCCCTAAAATTCTTCAAGCACTCAAAGAAACTAGCATGTATCTTTCCATCGCCACAGATAGCTGACCAGTAGCTTTGTTTGAGAGGCTCTTCATCATCCTCACTTTCAATTTCACCGTCCATCAATACGCCTTTCCTGGACAGAAACTTGTTGGCAAATACACTTATCCTCCCAACGCTGAGTAGCAGGGTTATAGCTTTGTGTGTGGCGTTCAGCTTTTCAAGATTCTCTTCCGTCTCTTCCAGTCCTTTAGCCTGCAACTCCTCAAGCTGAAATTTTATAGTAGACAGACTTTTGCCGTTCGTGCTTGGCTCGTAGAGCTTTTTTGTTTCAGGCTTCTGCTTGTCGTACCATACTTTGCTTTTGGGGCTCTTCCCTGACTTTGTGTAGTATGCTGGCTGAACTTTGAGTGTGTCGAACAAAAGCTCTTTTTTCTGAAGCGAACTGTTAGGATTGAATTCATCTATACCGAACCTTTCTTTTAAGAATTCTGTAAGTTCCTTTTTTAGTTCATCATATTTTCTACTGTATTTGTCAGATATGTCTTCTAGTACAGCCTTGTCTATACCTATACCAGTGAGTTCCATATCTGTGAAATATGTAGTCAAAGGAAGATAAATATCATAATAAGCAGATTTTAGCTCTTCAGGGAACAGGTGCATCATACGTAAACAAGCTTCACGATGACTCACAGCGTCCCCAGCACAATAATCGTAGTATATTTCTGGCTCAAGAAATTTCATCTTCGCCATTTCAGCCTTAGCTAGCTTGTGCTCTTTCATCTTGCGATTAAGTGCCGTGTAGTATGGCCGATACTTGGTGAACATCTTGATACCTGTCTCCAAGCCTTTAGGTAGTCTAGAGTCAAAGAACGCCACAGCTTTCATACCGTCAAACGCCAGGGTCTCATCAGGTAGATCAAACCCTCTATGGCGCAAACGTAGATCGTCAGCTCGTATATTCCAGCCAAGCCTTTTAGCTTCTGGATGCTCGAGCATGATTTTCATCGTGTCCAAGAGTTCTCTATTCTCGGTTGCGCCATCGTTGCTAATATTCAACACTATGGCTATGTCTTTTTCACAAGAGTACTGGAACTCATACATTACCTCGTCATCGGTAAATTTACTACCGAACCACTCAGCATCATAACCTATGGTGAACATACCTTTGCGTACGTACCTTTCAAGAATACGCCTATTCTCTGCAGGGTCGTCAATCACGAAGTATGTGTAGTCTTGGTATTTAAGATTATCGTCAAGCGACCTTTTGGCCAGTTCGAATATCTCTTTGAACTCTGGACGCTTTGTAGGGTCCATCATAACAATCATGCCTGGAGCATAATTGGCTAGAATTTTCCCATAAGCATTTTCAGTAATCTCCCCAATATAGTCCCCCATTTTAATGTTGGACTTCATGACGCGCTTGAATGCCTCGGCACCCAGCGGCATGATTAGCTTAGGCTTGATGGCCTCTATCTCTTTATCAAGGCTTTCTCGCCACTCTTCAATATCCTCAGCACTAGGTTTACTTTTTACACCTATGCCGTGTTTTACCGTAGCTGTAAAATGTACTTTCTCTAAGGGAATATCTGCAGCACTTAAAGCAGCCAAAACTTCAGCTGCCGCATACCCTCGCTTACCGAAAGCTTCAGCCTCCAAGTCGTCTTTGTTTGGGTGAGAGAAGACAATCAGTAGCTCTGGGGCAGTACCTTCTGTTATTGTAGTATCTATCGTTATTCTGTCTGACATTTTATACTTAAGGTTACCGTGTTATAGTTTTTCCTGAGCTTCTTTTTGGCTACGTTTATCATGACCCCCACATTACCGTGTGTGGTGCGAAGCTTCTTGGCTATCTCTATATAACTCATGTTGCAGAAATACCTTAGGTACATTACAGCTTTTAACTTAACCGGAAGCATACTCATAGCCTCCCCCATAAGAAACTCAACCCTCCCAGCTTCGTCTTTTTCTACTAGCAGATCTAGGGGAGAGTTGTAGCACTCGTACGCCTGAGCCAAGGCACCTGGCGGCATATCGGCTTCGTCAACAAAGCTATAGGCAAAGCATTCACCGAATAACAATCTTTTATCTTTTTTTATTATTTTAAAAGATATGTTCCTACTCACTGCAAACAGCCAAGGAGCAGGATCTTCGCTGGTTGCAGTATATTTCGTCATCAGCCTGACAAAAGTCTCCTGCACCACTTCATGAGATCTATCCGAGTCTTTTAATATGCTGTAGACAAATTTTCTCAAACTTGCGTAATTTTTTTCATATGCCTCTTCTACTTCCTTGGTGGTGAGTTTCATTATACAGGGGAATGAAAGCCGGTGTTGGCGGCAGGCAACATGGCTGTTCTGGGGGGTATATTTGTGAAATTACCTTTCTGTCGCTGCTTCTTTTTATCCTTATCCTCTTCTTTGGCTCTGTCTTCAGCTGCCCTGTCTTGCTGCTCAAAGTTCATGAATTCAAGCTCTGCCAAATAATCGAATTGGAAATTTTTGGCGTGCCGAGATTTCAATGAGAATATACTGACAATACTGTCCTGAGAGCTGTCTCTACCTATAGCTAGCACCATATCTGCAGGTTTTAATATTCCTTTAAATCCGCTGATTTCTGCATTGCTAAACTTCCTTGTCATCTTGCCACCTGCCTGGTGCAATAGCCACACACTGAACATGTGTTCACCACCTATAAGGTGGTTTGATAGATCATCTATCTCGAACGCTACTTTCGAGTACTTCTGCCAGTCAGCATCGTATTTATCGTTGGTTGTGAGATAGTCCATCTGGTCTATATACACCAAGTCAGGATGATAGCCTGTCTGTTCGTATAGTTTATCCAGATAGTTCTGTATGTACTTGCCAGTCACTGGAGAAGCGTCACGCAGGTCATGTATCTTTAGGTTGTTCATGGCTTCCTTGTCTCTGGAAGACATGCTGCGCCAGGCTTCGCGCAGATCATGTTGAGCAAATGTATTACCCTTGTGCAAGTCTGTGTAAGGTATTCTAAAAATATTACTATACACGCGGTTGCATATGTTTTCAGCAGGCTCCTCAAGACTCAGATATAAGACTTTCCTAAACTGCTTGGCGTTCTGCACCGCGCTATATGCAGCCATGGCTGTTTTACCTGAACCACTGTGCCCAAGTATCAAGCCAAACTCTTGATAGTTTAACCCTTTGGCGGCCATGTCTATTGCAGGGAAGCCCGTCATCAAGCTCTCCTTGTGCTCTACCAAGATAAGCTTTTTGAACGGATCAAATTCTCTGATGTTCCCGACACTGTTTTTGAGCTCAATATCCCCCAGCAGCTTATGGGCTTCGTTTACAAGCTGCTCAGGAGTATTCGTGCCTCCTATTTTAATTGCCTGGTATCTCCTGAATTTAATGAAGTCTGCTAAATGCTTCGTTATATGGTCAGCGTTAAGAGGGCCATCATTATACACAAACTCCCAGAACTCTAGCGCTGACGCTGCAGACGCTCCTTCTATATCACGAATCTTTAACTCACCTTTCAATTTGGCTAGGCAAAGCTGAGGATTAACAGGAGCCACACCAATACTCAATGCCGTGGCTACAAAAGCATGGTATATGTTTATCGCCCCGAAATCTCCAGGAACAATCCTTAAATCTATAGCCTTTTGCAGTGTATTTTTATCTCTGAACAGACACTTGATGGTCAGCTCAATATAGTCCGAGTCGTTGTATATATCACTCATAGTATTCTTTCAAGCTCCAGGTTTTCGCTTTTACAAAAAGCGTTAAGTCTAGGGGTCATTTCTTTTTTTGCGATATGCTTATACTTGTCAATTATCTCGGGTACCCTGTTAGGGGTAGCGAGTATTCTATACCATGCAAAAAACTTCAAACTAGAATCCAACAGCACGCTCTCTACAGTATCTCCTCTACGGATATACATCATGGCTAGCTTGTGCTGGAAAGCCCACATATCTGCAGGGGCCAGGTTAGCGTTGTTAATCTCTACCTGTGTGCTGTTAGACTCTGAGGTTTCACGCTCAGCAAGCATGTGTTTAACTTTGGTTCCCTGCATGTGCTTCGGAGAGAACAAGGCTTTATGCTCACCCATACGATCATACATCATTTGGACGTAAGTGGAAGCATCTAGGTGATTAGTCACGCACAAGCTGCCTGCTTCTCGCAGATATGCGTCGTCCTTAACTGTCGAAATGTATCTAAAATTTTTATTCGTGAGTCTTTTCTTCTCAGTATAGTAATGTATCAAATCATCGACCAATCTTTGATCAACCTCTTTGTTTTGCATGTTCTTGTCTAATTATATGTTGTAACTGCGCTGTCGTAGTGTCGTCAGGAGACTCGAAGCCATAAATACGTAAATCTATATTTACACACCTACGTCCATTCTGCCTGAACTCTGTCTGGATCTCCTTTGCCAGCTCTTGTGTAGAGTCTTCTCCGTCCAGTATGATCGTAATCGTCTTCCACTCTTGTATCAGCTGCTTTTGTTTAAGTGATATACCTTTACCTAGTGTAGCCACAGCGTTAGCCAGCTTTAGAGCTTTTTTAACTCCTTCCACAACCACAACATCTTTGTATTGCTTTGCGAAATGGTAGTTAAACAGATATTCTCCCTTTGGGAAAAGGTGCATGTATCTCATGAACTGGAATCTGTCTCCGTTCCATGTACCGGGCACAAATCTAAGCTGCCAGCCTACATACTCGCCATTAGCTCCAAATACAGGGAAAAACAAGCTTTCCGCAGTATTAACTGTAAAGCCGCTATCGAAACTGAGGTTGCTTCCACAACCTGTAGGTATATATCTTATACCCAAACTGTCGTAATAAGGCAAGTTAGCCAGATGATCTTTAAGTATGAACTGGATAACTGCAGAATTCTGTGGAAGCTCGCTAAGTTTTACCGCATTAGCGTAGGGAAGTATTTTAGCATATTTATACTCTTCTTCTACACCCTCATTGTGCTCACGCTCAAAGACGGTGCCTTCCCCTAGTAGCTCGGCTATAGGTATTGTTTCCTCACATATAAAACATCTGCTGCCACTCCAGCCTGGGCTGATGTAGCGCTTCATTTTTTTACTGTTTTTGGGGTCACAGGTCGGGCAGGGGATTCTATAACCCCCACCCGACGCAGTTTTGACTTTGCCAAATTTATTCTTTAGCAGAGCTAGAACCTTCTGATTCATTTTTAGCTGAGGCTTCTAAACTTTCCAAGAATTTACTATCTGTGAAATAGAATACGTCTTGGATATCTGGTTCAGGATTTTTCTTATAATCCGGGTGGCTGCGCCAAGCGTTACTCACTATCTGTGCCAGTCTCAGATAAGGCCTAGCGTACCAGTATTCGCCAAGGGTATCAAGTAGCTTGGCTATGTATATTTGCCGCTCGTCATTATTTATCATAGCTTTGCCAGTCTATTTGTTGCGGGTTGTCCACCACCTTCACCGTCCAGCCTTGCTCTTCGTAGTACTTCATACGCTTTTTTGCCATACCTTCCAAAGTAGAGTCATGGTTATCCATGAAATCCACAAGCACAAAATGCGTTTTAGGTGTCAAATCGAAGCGTTTCATCTGCTCATCAGTGAGAATACGGCTCCCTCGATAGGCTTCCTGAAGCACTTCTACTTTACTGCTGCCACCACTAGCTTGCACTACTACACGACAGTTAGGAATATCCACCCCAGCACGGAAAGCGTCAGAAGCTATGAGAATTTGAAATTCGTTGTTGCTGAATTCTTCAATAGTCTTTGTCTGCTGCTTGGGTGTTAGGGCAAAAGCTCCTACGTTTTTCTTGCTAGACTCTCGATGGAGGAATCTGGCGGTTTTTGGCATATACTTGTACATAGGCACCAGGTGATCTTTCACATGGTCAATGAACACAATCGTCTGCCACTCTTTCGGTATCAAAGAACAGGCCTTGCCGATCAGCTCATTACGCTTATCACATTTTTTAATGCCGTGTTTGAACTTATTTTCAATATTAGTGTAGTTATCAATAATCAACTCATCCGGTAGCCTTATCATGTATACCATGCCTGGTACTACTGCCCCGGCAGCTTCAGCATCTTCGTAGGGGAAGTATACCAGATCTTCCCCAAACAAACCCTTCAAAAGCTTGTCTGTGTTATTGAAGATGCCTTCTGTGGTGGCTGAGTAACCAAACAACCTGTAAGGCTTCATCTGTTTCAAGCACTGCTGGAAAGTTTCCTGACCTGCAGACTGCATCTCATCCACCAAGAGCAGCTGGCATTTTTCTAATGCACAGCTCTTTAAGGATTTAAACGTAGTTATGGTGATGTCTGTACTTATGTCGTTCTTACCGTCACCCACCAAACCTATATGCTTGTCTGGGAAGAACTGCTTAAACTTCTCATATGTCTGTAACACCACCTGCTTTAATGGGATAGCTAGAATTGTGTTCAGCTTGTTCCATGCTGCGTAAGTGACTGCCTGTATGTGGGTTTTGCCGAATCCCCCCGTGGCATTGATTACGCCGCTATCATCCATTCCTTTAAACAGCAAATCTATGACTGGTTGCTGCTGATAGTCGCGAAGCTTAATTTGTTTAACTGCAGCCCAGTCAGGTTCAGGCATTTTAGTGCGCACATCCTGCAAGTCTGCAACATCAAGGTTTTTATGTACAAGCTTCAGCACATCAGTATAAAACCCAGGAAGTGTGTATATCGAGCCATCAGTATCTGTGGCGTAGAGTAATCGCTCGGTAAATACACACTCTCTCCTGAATTGTATACTTTTCATCTCTCTGTGGTGGTATCTCAAAAACTTGCTCAAGTATACCGGACACGGAGTTATTTTCAGCCCACCATCAAACCTGGTTATTTGTATTTTCATTATTTACTTTGAGAACTATTTGCCGAGGATGCCTACGGCGGTATCTGATTCTTTTTTTCTTAACATCGGTTAACTCCAACACAGGAGGCTTCTTTGCGTTTTTCTTGTTTGTCTGGTCATTAATGACCCTACCTACAGCCTCTTTTGCCAAATCGCCTATGGCGGTACCTTTCTTCTCAAAACTAAAATAAGCGGCTGCTGCCGCCAGCAACGCCGGGATGACTAGGTTTGTACCTTTTTCTTCACCCATACTAATAACCTCCTACTACTGATTTATTTACTACTTCTCCTTCACTGTTTCTTAAAATGAACATAGTATAATCATCTCCGTCGTCTTTAAACGAAGAGTTCAATATATCCATTGTTGCAGCCTCGTCAGCCTGGGTTTGAGTAAATCCAGGTCCCGATGGAGGCTGCGCCGTCATTTGCTTTTTGTCTGTGATGCCTTTACTTGCGTAGTACATACTTTTTTATTTTTTTTCTTTTTGAATGCCTCTGCTTGGAGTTCATCCATCTCGTATTGAAGCTGCAGAGCCAGTTTAAAATCCTCTTCAGGAACATCCATTTTGGGGCTTGCTGCAAAGTAATCATACCACTTAAGTAGTATGTAGAGCCTTTTCATCTTCTCCGGGTTTGTCACAGATTAATTGTATTATCTACATACTCACTTAGCTCACTATGATGGTCGATCACAATGACCTGTTTGAACTTGTTGCTCTTTCCGAGAGTTTTAATAATCTCGAAATACTTCTTACTATTCTCGTTGTTTAGCCCATAGCTTCCCTCGTCCACGATCATGAACGGGAAGGCGCCTACAAACATATTATGTAGCGCCAGACGTAAGCTAAAGCCGACCATAACCTGCTGACCGCCTGATATAGCAGGCAATTGCAGACCGTCTTCATTATAGATATCTATACCAAAACTTTCATTCACCTGTGCTTTATAAGGGAAATCAAAGCTGGTTAGCACCTCATTCATGTATTCTGACACTGTGCTGGCATAGGTATGAATCAAAGCCCTGGGAAACTTAGTTGTATGGAACAGCTCGTAAACACTGTTCAATACACCTGTATATTCCTTTCGCTTACTGTTCTTTTCCTTGTAGCTTTCGTTGTCTTGAAGCTCCTGCTTTGCACTCTTAAGCTCTTGCTTCTTTGTGGCTATGGAAACTTCCAGGGCTTTAGCGTTTTCTCTGCGCTGCTGGAACGCCTGCATGTTTGAATCTACCGCTATTTTTTCAGATGTGAGCTCTATAGGATCCTTATCGTATTTGGGTGCAGAAGCCAGCTTTAGCTTCATACCTGTTAACTCATTCTCAGCCTGTTTGAGGGAGGCCTCCACAGTATTCAGCTTACCTTCAAGCGCAGCGTATTTCTGTATAACTCCAGAACACAAGTCATATTCTTCCTGATCGAAAGAAGCATTCTTGTATAGGTCTAGAGCATAATCAATATCAGCCAGCTGCCTCTTGTATTTTGTACTCAGGTCGTAGTCAAATTGCTTTTGACCTAGCTGCTTTGAAGCTTCTTCAAGACTTCTTAACTGCCCGTTATAAGCTACAATCAAAGGCTGCTGTTCACCCTGCAGGTGCGCAATCATCTTTGCCACATCTGTGACTTCTGAGCCGCAAGTCGGGCAAGTTCCCCCTGCCAGCCCAGAGGCTTTGTGTTCAGCAATCTTTTTATCTATAGCAGCTATCGACAAACCTGTGCTTGTCTTCAGTCCTTTAAGGTCATGATACTTGGTTTCCAGCCCCTTGAGCTGAAGCTCTTCATCATCTCCAAACACTACAGCAGGAGGCTGCAGAGAGGCTTTCTTGAGCTGATATTCCAGCTTCTTCTCGTAATTAGGCTTCGCTGCCTTGAGCTCTGCTAGAGTTGTTCGATATTCGTCGATAGGGATAAACGCCACTTTGTTCAATAGTGGATTTTTCTCAAGCTCTAACTCGTTTACTCTAGCCTCTGCCTTATCAAGCGAGTCTAGCAACACCGCATTAGCTTTCTCGGCATCCTGTACAGACTTGAGGAAAGCCTGGCGGGCAACTAGCGCAGTGTACTCTTCCTCATCTACAGCCAGACTATTTAAATCCTCTGTCTCCATCTTGATCATCTGCTCTAGGCACTGCATGTTGCTTTCCAGCTCTACAGTGTCTTTTACAGGATACTCAGGAGGGGCAGTTTTAATATAACTATTCCAGATAGTATCTCTAAGCTTCGTGGTATTGGGAACCATGAAGATCTTCTGGAACAACTTTTCACGAGTAGCGTTATCCCCGTTGAATAGTAGGGTGATCTCTCCCTGGCTAGAGACAATAACATTTTGTACAATGTTTTTATCTATCTGAAAAAGCCCGTCCCAGATTTCATTTACTTCAGAAGACTTTTTGTAGGTCTTTCCGTCATACATGAAGTTTACCTTGGCTGTATCTACATGCCTCTCAAGAACGGCTTCCTTGCCGTTGATGATGAGGTGGCCGATAACATAACCACTCGTCTGCCCGACAGTGAGCATGTCCGCCTTTGTCTTGCCATAACCTTCTCCAGTAAGAAGAAAGATAATAGCCTCAACAATACTGCTCTTGCCAGAGCCGTTCCCTCCAATGATGCCTGTGACACCTTCGGTAAATTCGAAGAGTGCGCTCCGGTGAGATCGGAAGTTTTTAAGGATTAGTTTTGTGATTTCCATCTTCTAGGAGCTCTTTGATTGATTTGTTTACAAGATCTTCAGGAATACTAATATAAGGATAGTTTGAATACGGCAAACAGCTAGGATCCCATCCTGGGGGCAGCGAATCTAGATCCTTGAGTTCTTCTGCAATCACATGCGTCAACCCATCGCTGCGCATACTACTTTCGTGTATGCGTATGATGTTCTCGACGCTCTTTTCTACAGCGTCCACAGTCATCTGTAGGGGCGCAGCCACCACGAATTCTTTTTCTACTCTTACTGTATATAATTGATAATTTTTCATAGTTTCTCCTCAAGTTTCGCTAGCCTTTTCTCCAACTCCCTATATTTAAGCAGCATCTCTGCATGGGTCACAGTCTTAGCCACCTCATTCTCCAGTTCTTCGAGGATTTCTTCGATGGATAGGTCGTGCCATGGGTCTTTGAAGCTTTTTTCCGCGTCTAGTGGACACATCGCTTCTGACCAGCCCCAGGGAATCTCACCTCTGCAGGAGATTTCAGATATCGCCTGAAAAGCTAGGTGGTCGATCTTGTCGTTGTCGGCAATATACCTCTTAGCCTCGTACTCGTCTTCGGCGCAAACCACAGTAACTAACGCAAGTTTATATAATTTTTTCATACGTCTTCGGTAATTTTAATTTCTCTAACTTTTACAATTTTGTATTCGACCTTGTGTTCCATAGCTAGATCGTCTTGTTCCTTCAGTAATTTGTTAATTCTTTTCTGCATTTGCTTGATTACAGGGTCGAGGTTACCTTCCTCGTAATTGTAGGCTAGGTTAGGGCTGGCGGGATGCCAGTTCCCCCATTCACCAGGAGTTGTCCAGACTCTCCAGTATCTTTTATGTATCTCGAGCCTGACGTTCTCTATTATTTTTTGATTCACGGTAGGTGTTCAAATGCTTTTTCTTTCATCTTGAACTCGAAGTCCAAGTCGATTGTTGCGTTGTATGTGTTTGGTAGTTTGGAAGCATAGTCTGCATGCTTTCTAGGATTCTTGTCTCCAGGTATACTTTCACTATAGTGAAATAGTGGAGTGTACTTTCCCCAGGAATGTACAGCCATGTCAAACGCCTCTTCTTCGTTTACACCGCCATTGTTATGGCACTTGTGGTGAAGATAGTCGAAAGTTACTGGAGTATCACCGTCGCCATAGAACCTAGTGTACAGATCCCATACCGTCCAACCTGCCGCCTTGTCATCATTCTCGAGTACGAGCCTCTTTTTTACACCGTCGGTCAATTTATGAAAATTCTCATAAAAAAGATCTTTGATTTCAAAGTGATCTCCTCCTCTCAAGCTCCTATTAACATGTATGTTTATAGGAGCATTATAATCTTCAGGACAGCCGATCCTAGTCATGAACCAGCCTTGAAAGTCTAGCTCACGGATTGTACGACGCACAGCATCTTCGTTTAAGCTAGCCAGTACATTGAATTGGTCAGGATGACTACTCAGCCTGACGTTGTATAGTTCCCTAACCAATTTGACCTTGTCGAGCTGACCCATGATATCGTCGATCTGTGGGAAGTCTTCGAAAACGATCCTGGCCTTATCATAGGTCATCAGTGGGAATATATTGCTGCTCAACCTATAGTTATGCTTTCTAAATCCGCAATATTCTATAGCCTTCTCTGTGACCAGGAGGTTGTTTAAAATGACTTCTCCTAGCTTGACCAAAGCTTCAGCCCTATCCAAAGAGCTGAAGCGTTTGTAGGTCATTGTCTTGAACTTGAGTGGAGGGTCATTGTCCTCGAGCCCTAGTACAATACAGCAGACACCTTTGTTTCTAATCATCTTCGCTATATCTCACTTTTTCGCCTTGTCCTAGTTCTCTGCAAACGTAGATCTTCTTGAGCTTCTTGGCTCGGTCGCTCCAGGGCTTTGGACCTAGCGCATCAAGCCATGCAGCTTCTTCTGAGCTGCCACACCCAATTGTGCAGCGTTTAAACTGATTTACTCCTGATTGTCCTTCAATTACGTACATATTTTATTTTAGGTAATATCTTACTTGAAAAGCGAAGACAGACTTATCATGCTTCCTGAGTTCTCCCTTTTCAACCCACGAGTATTGAACACAGTCGTTTTCGCAGCAGATTATAGTTACTTTATGCCCGCTGTTGTCGCAAGCCGACCATATTTGTCCTGGCTTAATTTCGTGATCCTCTAGCCATATTTTAGCGTCAGCACTATACGGGTTCATCTGTAAATGTGTGTGTTCTTTTAATGAGTTTAAAATCACTGTATGGTTTATTTTTTTTTGCATCTGCTAGATGAGCTTCTGCATCCTTTAGATATCTAAACTCTCCACTGAAAACGCTGTCTCCGTAATCTAGCCAATAGTCTTGTACTCGTATTTGTACGATGTATTCAATTCTGGAGCCATGCATATTATTCTACTACATACTCGATTGTTTCTCTGAATATCACCCGCCACTCTCTTTTACGGACATAGTCTATGTCTGCATGGGCTCCGCCAGGCTTTCTTTTAATCAACTCCCAGCGAGCACTATCTAGTGCAGTTATTTCATTTACCGCACTGTAACACGTATAGTCTTTCCAACGACAGCCCATCCTCTTGCGTCTTTCTTGAAGTACGATTTGTCTCATCGGTGTTTTAATATATCTTGAATAGAGTTCTCGGGGGACTTTTTGGATATTACTATATCGAAATCGGCATTTTCAATATAGCTATAGCCGTGGAGCTTACAGGCTTTTTCAATGTTTACCTGACAAAGGCAGCTTTCAGGTATAAGCTGCCCAAGAGTATTATCCACAGGAAGATCTTTTGCAGATATCCCCAGCATATCTGCAAACCCTGTAGGGGTGTCAGTATCTTCCTTTGTGTCTTTGTTGTATACACGTACACACATTTATTCTTCGTAGCTGTTGTCGTTGAAGTCATCTTGACAGAGTTCGCACCTCCAGACTGATTTTTGAGGATCTGTTGGATACTCTTTAACTACATACAGGTACTCGCCATCGAGCACCTGTTGTCCTGTAATTACATCATTGCAGTCTCCGCATGTGAACTGCATTTCAGGGGTTACACCTTTTTTGCCTAGTATGCTCATAGTATGTTTATGCTGAGTATATGCTTTCTTTGAACTGGTCTAATGTTGTTTTAGGATCACCTTCAGTCAGTAACTTATACGCTAGATTGTATACTGCCTCGCTATTTTCAACTCCTCTTGTAAGCTCGCGAAGAACACCACAGAACCTGTCGGCTGTTTTGATCTCTGAGCGAATATTAACCAACTCTTCTTTACCGTCTTTGTCTTGCTTTACCTTACTGGTCTTCACGAAACCAATCTCATGCAAGAAATCTAATTTGTTTCCAACATCCACACCGTCGTGTAGTTTAACAAGGAATACAGGACGCTTTGGACCTAGCTTGTAGGTGGCGTACTGGGTATCTTTTGTCTGAGCTTCAAGGTTATCAGGTGTGACGTCTAGTGTGACATACTGCCTAGGAAGGTCATATTTAATATTCTTCAGCTTCTCGCCGTCGAAGAAATATAAGCCTTCTTTAACAGTCTCATTGGCTGCAGTCACACCTAGGCTGCCGCAATACCCGCAGAACAACTCTTTATCGCAGGAGATATCATGAAAGCGCATCTGCCTTCTGATATGAATATCGCCCAGGAATACTCCACGAATACTTTCGCACTGATTGGAGAGATCCAGCTCCTTGAGACTGATCTTTTTCTTCTCTTCGCAGAACGGCCACAACTCAGGTACCTGTTGATGTAGGAATATACTCACTACAGTATTCGGAGCTTTTCTATTAAGTTCAATATTCAAGAGCTCGATAACGTCACTAGGATTATCACTATAGTCTACGCCGGCGAACTCAGGAACACTGTTAATAGGTTTAAACCCACATACACTCTCCCATGTACTTCCGTTGATAGGTTTGCTGTGATCTCCTGCAATAGCTACAGGAATTACCTTTCCTTCTAGTCTTCTTAGCTCTGCTGTAACGAATCTGATGGTGTCGCTACTAGGTTTATTATTATCGAATAAATCACCAACGCTGACGAGGTAATCCACCTCATACTCAAGAGCCTTATCGATAACCATAGAGAATAATTCTCGGTTATCTTGCTCTAGTTCTGGAATGTTATAAAGTTTGCTTTCTAGATGTTGGTCGCTAAATGCTATGAACTTCATGTTGTGTGGAATCTGTTGATAGGTTCTGATTTCCATTTTTTCATAGGTGTAAAGATATCCACACCTAGCCGCTTGCTGGCGAATCCGAGCATTCTCAGATTCGGCCAGGCTTGTGGACGAACATCGAGAGTAAGTCTCAATGCTTCTTCCGGAGTCTTTCCCTGCATTACCCAAGCAATGATACCCACTGCCGTACTGCGCGATATGCCTGCAAAGCAATTAACCCCCAGATTATAAACGGCAGGGCTATCGACAAAAGGATCCAAAAAACTGATGATGTTGTTGACGTGTTGCTCTTGAGGTCCTTGTTCATTTAGGTTTTGTTGAATAAATGGTTCTGTGTCTTCGTCACTCCAGTCTCTGAAATATTGACTGAAATGTGCTATTCCTTTCCTGGATAGCCTATTCTTTAATTTTAAAACTTTATCTCTATCTTCAGGATCTACTGTGGTGATCCATACGTTTTGCTCTAAATTTTCCTTGTATGGGATATCCAAGGCTTTGTTCAGCGCGGTAATAATTACGCTATTTATCATAGTTGCAGCTTTCTGTGTTCGGTTTGGGGGGCAGGCTTTACCGCTACAAGTTTACGTGCGGTAGTTTTAGGACGAAATACTCTCAGTATAGCTGGAGAGTTTAACCCTTCTCCGTTTCTGAGAAACCTGAATTCTTTTTTATCTAGCTTTTTCTTAAGCTTAGATTCAAATGCCACCAAAGCTATATCTAGGTGCTCTGTAGACAAGTCTAGTTTTTTTGTGAGCTTATCTTTACAGCTGTAGCCGTAGTGACGGTAAAGTCTGTAAATCCCGGCGTCATCTTCGATCAACTCAAGCAACCATACTTTATAGTCATACGCAACCCAGATGGGTGTTGTCGAGTCCATCTTCGGGTTTACCGCTTTAAGTATTTCAAGTTTTATTCTGAGCATTTTTTTCTTTAAGCTCTTTAAGGGAGGCTAACTTTTCTTCCATTTCCTTGATCTCGTCTTCCAACGGGTCATACTCTTCAAAAAGCGCAGCGATGTTGTCTATGCACTCGTTATGATAGTCTGCTGCCCCTTCCGAGCCTGCCTCTCTCACCATACGATTTATACCTCGCAACTGCTCAAAAATGAGTGTTTTTATTATTTCGAAATGTACGAACGCTCCTGTGGGAGAAGAGCGTAGATTTCTTGAGGATCCGTCGGGCGTATGATATCTTATTAAATCTCGTCTATGCATATATGGTAAAAGTAGTCCTTGCAGAGGATCGGACTCTGCAAGTATATTATACTACAAATTTACCGCAGCATCAAAGGCATCTTCAATAGATTTATTGAGATACTTTCTTTCTGCAGCTATAACTTCGCTGCGTACTGGGTGCTCAGCTATGACTGCTCCCTGTAGGTCTGTAGCCACCCAACACTGCTGCGTGTGGTTAAACTCTACATTTGATACCCTGGCTACCTTCTTTTCGCCAAGGGAGCATAGTCTGTCGATTACATCATCTGCCAAGCCACTAACGTTACCCTCTTTATCTATATAGAGCTGGGTAGTCATTAATGCTGTATCTTTTCAGACTGAGCTAGGCACTGAGGTTCGTTATACTCGTCAGTCATCATTCTGGAAGACTCGTCAGCCTTACCCAAGGACTTCTCCAGGAATTTAGTGACATCCAGGCAGCCTTCACCGTAGCCTTCTAGCTTATCTAGGCTAACATTACCGTCTTTACTGATCTTGAACTGAATTTTCTTAGACATAGCTCAATGAGTCGTTTACGATTTTACCTAGCTTATTGTATTTGAACTTGACCATGACAGTGTGCTTCTTTTCTGTAGGGCAATGTACAGTGTATGTCACAACTGCTTTGGCAGTGTTTTCCTCGTCGTCATCCATATGCATAGCATGCTCAGGCACACAGATATCATAGTCAACAGGCCGCTCGCCAGGAGGGGTGGCTTCCTTTAGCAATACTTCCTTAACAGCTTTTAAGAGCGTTGGTTTGACTGCCTCGAACTGCTTGTATTTCGCGTTTGACATATTATTTCTCAGCTGTAACTACAAGCTCGCCAGTAGCAAGCTCTTCGACTTTATACTCAAGATCTTCCTCCTGCATGAATTTCTTGATTTCGTCCAGAGCGTACCCCTGCTTGATATCTTTGAGCTTGCTTCCCAGCTGCTTCTCGATACTGCGGTCAAAGAAGTCGCATACGAAATAAGCGTTTCCTTCAGCATCAATGTTGATACCTATGTCGTAACCACTCGGTGAGGGGTTCCTAGCCACATACTTGTGGATTTCATCCCTGCGAGGATCACTAGGATAGGTATTGCATTTCATACCGCTAGCGATGCTCCAGCCTTTTTTCTTAAACTGACCTAATAGGTTCTCTATGCTTTTGAACTGTGTTTTGATATTTACGCTGTGGCTCATAGTATTGATATGTTGTCGTAACTGTCCGCCATTTGCAACGAAAGTTGCACTATTTCTTTAATATCGAAGGTTTGCTCGATAAGTTTTACAAAATCCGCAAATAACATTTCTACAGCTTGCGGGGGTTCGTTTTCGTTTGCAGGGATGGCAATATTTACTTTACCGTCAGCTATGGAGGAGATATCTCCATTCGCAACTTCACAATATGGTAGCGCGATGGTGTAATTATCCCCGCGAAACTTGACAGTTAACATGTCAAATCTTGGCGGCTCCAATACTCCTTGGTCGTCTTCGTCTTCGTACATTAGATGCTTAGTTTACGGAAGTACTCGCCAGAAATATTTGCAACGTCTGAAAGAGACTTTGCTTCTGCGACTACACTGTTCAAATGCTGCTGGAGAAGACCCATAGCGTCCTTATCTTTGGAGAAATCATGGTCTCCTACCAACAATTTTTCAACTTTAGCTAGCTCAGCTTCAACATTTCGATCATCTACAAAATTCATATCCCGGAATTCCTGGATATGCTTCAATAGCGTTCTGACGCTTGCGTCACTTACCACTTCCTTCTTATTGATCTTGCTTAGTGCGACTGTGCAGTGCTCTACAATCTTGGAGCGTAATGTAGCTGTCACATCACTCACAAAATCATTAATTTTGCTCATATGCGTATTCAGCTGGCGGTTGTACTCTTCTCGATACTTGCTTTTTGCTCCCTGCCTTTCCTCAGACTCAACAACTTCGCGTTGAATCTCGTCCTGTAGATTAAGCTCAGAAAAGGCTGCAGGCAGGGCAATTTCAAACGATACGATATCTAGATAGAATTTGTTTCGTACGTTCGCTACTGAAGGGTAATAAGACTCAAGGTTATCTACGTCTACAGTAGCTTTATGCTCCTGGTAGTATTCGATGGCCTCTTTCTTGTAATCTTCGTACTTTTCCAGGAACTCTGCTGTGAGCGCCAGGTATTCGTCGCGCATCTCGTCAAGTTTCTTGTATACCTCAAGATACTTTGTCTTCGGTACAAAGTGCGCCTGAGATACGAGAGGGAAGTCAAATGAGTTGGTATAAAGATATTTACGGATCTTTTGCTCCAGGCTCTTGAATTTATTGTATACTGCGGGTTTGATAAGCATCTTCTTGCCGAGCTTGATGGTGTCTGGAAGTTTGTTGTCCAGCTTGATATCCTCCTCTACAAGATTGTAGCTCATCCCCCACATACCGATGTGTATGTTGACAAGCTTTCCGTCTTGGAAAACTTTGTCATAGTACTTCTGAAGTGTGTCTGTGATTTTGTATTCTTGGCTCATGATATTTTAGTGTTTTTAATTATTCTTCGTCGTTACCGATGGCGATACTGAGTTTACGCATGTTCTTTTGTACATCCGCAACAGGGTCGCCTTTACTGGTTACCATGACCAATTTGCCCTGTGCTTGTCTACGCATACCCTTCAAGTCGTCTTCATGACTTACTGCGAATGGAATGAACTCTGCCAATACTTCCAGCACATGACTGTCGTTTACTTCTTCTCCCTGATCGAATGCCTTGTATAATGCATCTTTGAACACCTCCTCAATTTCCGCACCTGTGAAGTTCTCTGCTCCGGTCACAAGTGTTTTGAGACTGAAGTCCTTCGGATCTCTTTTGTACTTCTTGATAACCACGGTGAAGATTTCTTTTCTTTCTTCTGCTGTGGGCAAATCTACCCAGAACAGCTGGTCAAACCTACCCTTACGGATAAGTGCGGCTGGGAGGAGAGTGTGATTGTTTGTGGTAGCTACAATAAACGCAGGGTTTTTGCGGTCGTTGAGCCAGCTGAGAAATGTTCCGAAAATGCGGCTACTGACACCGCTATCTCCTGACCCGCTAACCGCACTGTTACTGAGTGCTTTTTCAATTTCATCGATCAAAATTACGCATTTACCAATACTCTCCACAGTCTTGATCATCTCGCGCATATTCTTTTCAGAATTACCCACCAGCGAGTCAAAAATACTGCCAATATCCAGGGCGAATAAAGGGCAGTCAAACTCTTTAGCGATAGCTTTACAAATCAAAGACTTACCTGTACCTGGAACACTCGCCAGCAACATACCTTTAGGCATCGGTAAATTATAATCTCGGGCATCTTTACTGTAGGCCTTTTTGCGGGCAGTAAGCCAGGTTTTAAGCCCCTGCATGCCGCCAACATTCTCAAAAGAGATGTTAGGCTCCATGTAAGTCAGCAACCCGTTTTTCCTGAGCTGGGCAATTTTTTCCTGAAAAACTGCCTCCACAAAGGCTGTGTTAAATTTACGTACGGCTACCAGAGCTACAGAGAAGGCGTTCTCGACCTCCACGTTAGTCATGCCCTTGGCTGCCTCAACTGCACCATCAAGGATATGCTCATCGATCTGCATCAACGGCTTGTTATTAGCTTCCCTATCTTTGTTTACTGAGCTCTGTACAAAGAGCAACCTTTCTTTGATCGCTGCGGAATCTGGCAGATCATAATCAACAAGCTGAATTTCTTTCTGAAGCTCGGCAGGCACTGCAAACTTCTGCCCTACCATGATAATCATGTTCGCGCGGCTCTTTAGCATATTCCAAGCATTACGCAGCATGCGGATATTCAACACCTTGTCGAAGTGCAAATGGAAGTCTTTAAGAATAAAGATATTTTGCTCCTGCTTGTAGCTTTGAATATAACGAAGCAACTCCGTAGTTACCTTGGTGTCGTCAGGATGATTTACATCTATTTCAGCACTTCTGCAAATAAGCCCGTTCTGCGCATCCCATTCATGGATAGCTACAGCTGGGTTATTTTTACGGATTTCCAGTAGCTCTTTAGCTAGCCGTCCTTCCTCGTGGGTGAGGACGAAAAGACCTGAGTAACCTGCTTTGTGATAATTTTCGATTTTAGTAATGAAGTTCATTTGATATGTTGGCTATGAAGTTGTTTTTCTTGATATGCTTTAACTCTTCGGTTTCTTTTATGTTGAAGAAGCCTAATATGTCTGCGGCTATTGCTTGCTGCAGGGTTGTTTCGTTACGACTGGCTCTACTTCTGTAATATTGCACCTGCATAGGATGCATATTTTTTTCTATCCATTCCAATAATGAAAATATTGGATGCTCTTTTTTCTCCTGAGTAGGTGTTGACTCCTCAGGTTTTTCTTTAGGCTTCCTGCCTCTTTTCTTCGGCTCTTGCGCCACGATCTGCGGTGTGGGAGCGCTGAGCTTGTTTTTATTTTTAGCTCCTTTTGGGCGACCTCTGCGTCTGGGTGCAGCGTCAGCGGGATGTTCAACCTTTATGGGTTTGGCTTTGTTCTTTGCTCCCTTAGGTCTTCCTCTACGTTTAACTGGCTCCGCAGCTATGAAAACTACGTTATCCTCTTTTGGCTTATTTTTAGCTCCCTTAGGTCGGCCTCTTCTTGGTTTATCTAGGTCTTGAATAACGGGACCTACCACCAAACTTCTTGGTTTGTTCTTTGCCCCTTTGGGGCGGCCTCTTTTCTTTACAATATCCGGAGATATATTACTCGTAAGACTCTTCGTCAGGGTCTCTTTCCTCTCGCAATCCTTTTTTTCTGATTTTTCGCTCATGCGATTTTGATACGTCCGTATAATACTTACCTTGAAGCTCCTGCTTCTCGGCGCGCTTATACTGGTTGCGCTTATCCCTTATCTGGTATTTACGTATAGTTCTACTCATATCAGCTATGATTATATCATGGCTGTTTTCTTTTGTAGACTCTATAGTGTTTTTTTCTCTTGTTTGAATTACTGCTATCGAAGATACTGAATAGTGCGCTAGCTGCTCCGTCAAAGAAGCTGAACAGTCCCTCTATAGGTGATTCTTGCGTGGGGTTTTGGCTAAATTTTTTTCGCTTATTATGATGGGTCATGACAAAATTAAGGACACCGTGGAGAAACTACTTCGGAAGAAAAATCCGAGGTCGATGTTTCTCGCACGCCAACTTATGTTTTCGGTACTACCTCCCTCTTATTTTGTCGAAAATTACTTATACGACAATGAAGGAAGGCTGCAAAAATTAGATGCGTTCCCGATGCTGAAGCATATCTATGATAATATGCCTCAGAAACTGATTCTTAAATGCAGTCGTAAAACATTAAAGTCTACACTGCTGAGTAATTTTATATGTCTTAATTTAATTCGCTGGAACTACTTTAAAATGATGTATGTGGGCCCCCAGGAGTTGACTACGAAGTATTTTTCAAGCAACTACATCCCCCCTAGGTTTGAAAGTCCAAAAATAAAAGAGCTCCTTGTGAAAGGTTGGTTTAAAAATGACGTGTTTGAAAAGATATTGGATGATACGCATAGTAGTGTGTTATTTAGATATGTTAGTGATGATGCAACCAGAACTCGTGGGCCTGCTATAGACTGTGTGGTGTACGATGAGGTACAGGATATTCAGCACGACCAGCTTCCTATTATTCAGGAAACTATGGCTATGTCTCCGTATAAAAGAGAGATATTTGCAGGTACACCGTTAGACTCAACCAACACCATACAAAGGATATGGCAAACATCCAATCAGCTAGAATGGATGATGAAGTGCCCTGGTTGCAACCATTGGAATTCACTTACAGAAGGTAATGAGCCTCTCAAGATGATTATGCCTCACGGGTTGAGCTGTAGTAGGTGTAGCAAAAAGCTAGACTCCAGGTTTGGAGAATGGGTTAGTACAAATCCTACAGAAGCTCTACTGACAGGCTATCATCTTGCGCAGCCCATTCTACCGCACTTCAATAGTGACCCCAAAGAATGGAAAGAAATTCACGAAAAGGTACATAGTGGTAAGAATGAGTTAAGAGTAGTGATGAATGAGACGTTTGGTTTGACCTATGACATAGGCTCAAAACCGATTACTAGAGAAGAGTTGATAAAGTTGTGTATTTTAGGTAAGCAGTTTACTGGTGATGATGAGAAGCACATGGCTATTTATGCCAAGAATAAGGGTAATTATTGTGTGTATACAATGGGAGTTGATTGGGGTGTTAGTATGGCTCAGTCTAGGACTGTAGCCACTTTGGGCGCTATGCGCAAAGATGGAATATTCGAGGTATTCTTTGCAAAAATATATCGAGGCTTAGACCACGAAGCGCATATCAAAGATATTGCTGCCAGAGCTAATGCTGTGGGAGCTTTTTGTGTGTCTGACTCAGGGCCTGATCCTATACGAGGTATCAAGCTCTGCGAACTTACAAGTACAGCTAGGTCACAACTTGCAGCCTATCGCAGAACCAAGATGATTCAACATTTTGAACCTGGTGTTTATGACTGGCGGCAGAACAGATGGGTGTTGCATCGTTCTGACGTTATAAGTTTGGTTATACGGCAGCTCAAGGCAGGCAAGATACTCTTCCCTGAATGGGGAGATGTATCTGAGTATATGCAGGACATACTAAACGTTTTTATTGAAGTTAAGGACGGCTTGTATGGGCAAGAACTCATGTACGGCCATCACCCCAAACAGCCAGATGACGCACTACACAGTCTGGTATTCTGTGTATGCGCCGCCTATATGGCTATCGGGGATGCTTCTTTGGCTGGTCCCAGCTCATCATCAGCTGATGAGTCGGGTACAAGCTACTAGCGGAAACCTACACGCTTCTGCTCCGTCTCCTCGTAACCTGTGTTATCTTCGAAATTGTAAATATCTGCCAGGGATGTTGCTTCCGTTATCTTGTCAGGGTTTAGGTTCAGTGACTTCGCGAGAGTTTTACTGTCCTTGACACTCAACTTATTAAACTCGTAGCTCATACGTAAGCGTCCTTTACGCAACAACGCCTCATCTATTTTATCTTTGGCTGTGTTGAATGTGGCTATGACTGTGATGTTTAATGCCTGCCCAATGAAGCCATCTGTAAGGTTTAGTATCGTGGAAACGATCGCTGAGTTTTCTGCAATATCTCTTGAGACAAGAGCTTTCTCAGCATCCTCTAAAACAAGCACAATATTTTTGTTTTCTGTCAGAAGTGGAAGCATTTCCGGAGCTACAAGCTGATTAATCATACCTACAGGAATATAGGCTATCTTTCTTTTTATCTCTCCGGTTAATAGATGCTTGATATATGAGGACTTTCCTGTTCCTGGAGGACCATAGAACAGATATAGCCCTGAGGTCTTATCATTGATGCTGCTTACGAGCTCTTCGTGAAACTTGGGAAAGGCTTCCCCATAGTTCAAGGCTAGGTCCGTGTTCAAGTCAGGTAATGGTAACGCATTGAAGGTTAGCTCTCCATAACTGCTAGCCAGCATGTAAATTTTACCTTTCTTCTCAATTTTATGTGGGCGAAGGAGATCAATAATAACCTGCGCCTTTTCACGTTCACCAAAAACAGCGTACGTTGAAACCTGTATGTCTAGCTTTTGCTTTTCACGTATAACTGCTTCGAGGGTTGTTCCTAGTTCTCCTCCTGAATAGATATACTGTCCGTCAGAACCGCTTTGACTCAACGCCAGAAATATTCCTTCGTACTGGGTGCCTGTTTTACCTGTCCATACCCCTTCCTGAAGCAGCTTATCATCTACACTAGTCAACTGAGTACAGAAAACATCGAAGTTTGCGCGTATATCATCTATACAAGACACACTAAACGGAGTAGCCCATTTTAATGTGACAGGAATTACTCCATAAATCTTATTATACAACGCATCTAACCTAATCTGGCTTACACTAGCTGACCTACCGAACAAATCATGTGTTATTGTTGTTGGGTTGTTTAATGGGTGCATTCTTTTAAATATTCTTCGGTTATTTTAATTTTCTCGTTAAAGATCTCCTGGAGGGCCTCGTTCTTTTCATCGTCATTACCTTCTTTCTCCCGCATCAAAGCCTGAGGAAATAGTGTTGGAGGTTTATGCATACCATAATCATAGAATATCTGGCCAGCGTATGTTCGTACCTCTGGAGAAAAATGCAGAGGTTCGCTTCTGATTATGTACGCTTCTGTTAAACCACAAATCAGCTCCTCAGCTTCTAGAGGGTTGAGTTCTTCAAGGCTATCTGGCTGATGGTTTAACAAGTAGTTTAACGTCTCAAACACAACAATATTATTCTCATACATGTCTGTAGTAAGAATTGTTATTGCTGCTTGCAGCTTATCGGACTGTAGATCAGATAACTCACAATCAAAATCTTCCTGCAACTGTGCTTTAAGTACAGTAGGATCCCACTCATAACACTCGTTACCGTATTTTTTAGTGACTAGCCACAATAGCGCTGTGGCAGGAGCTTTATCGTCTGTGAGTATTTGTTTAGTTGCTTTCATACATAGATACAAAGAACCTCCCTTGGTGCGCATCGTGGAGAGGCGTGGGAGGTGTTGTTTGATTGGTTTGAGTTTGGTTTAGCCTTGCACCATTCTGTTTCCTGCTTCAAATTTTTTATTTGCTTCTGCGCGTAAATTCATGTTCCGCACTTGTTGCCTAACCTGATCGGCGCCATCCATGACTACGGCACCCAGAGGACCTACCGCTGGGATAGTACCTATGGCTCCACCTATAGCCTTAGTTGCTGCTCCTCCCCAATCACCTTTCGCAGCGTAATTACCTGCAGAAGCCAGATCGTCCATAAGGTATCCTCCGGGTATGTTTCTTCTTGCTTGCTCCTTGACGTAAGACTTGGCAGCACCTGGAACATCGCCGTGCATAAGTTTGCCTAGAGGGCTGTAATATTTCCCCATGGTTCTTCCCCCCATAAGGCTAAAACCTGCCGGCGTTCTGAGGTTGGGTGGAGCGTTTTCTTCTGGTAATGGCTGATAGCTTGGTGTGCTGTTTCGCTGGGTTGGTGCACCCGTCTGAAAGTCTACAATACCTGCGTGCCCAGTACTGGCAGGCCCAATTGACCTGGGTTGGGTTGTAGGGTTGGCTCTAGTTACGTTAAGCTCAGCGTTTATGGCTGGGTTGCTCCTAGGTGGCGTGATTGGTGTGATTGGTGCCGCAGCCTGTTTAAGTAAGCGTATAGCTGAGTCGCTATCGATACCGTGCTCCGAGGCCCTTTTTAAGTAGCCTCCCAAAAAAGCATGTTCGTAAGGTGTCATAGTAAATTAGATTACATGGGGCGAAGCCCAGTGATTTCTTCAAGAAGTTTCACATCGCTTCTAGGCATTGTAGGTAGAATTTCTGCAATTTTCTCAGGATCGGCTGGGTCAATTCCGCTGTCACCGAAGGCTTCTTCGTAGTGGTCTTTGCTGATCTTTGTCAGATCAGTCAGCTTGTATTTGTCTCCATGCACTTCCACATAGTTAAGGTCGCTAGCGATCTTTTCAATCTGTTCTGTGAAAATACAGTCTACAGGATCACCGAGGATCTGAGCGATTTTAGGCTTATCATACAAGCCTTCCATGTTCTCGATGTTAAAGCAGACTTCCGCCACTTTTAAGACTTCTTCCACAGAGGTCATATTTTCGAGATCGTTGGCGATCTTATTGTAGATTTCTTTGTGTTCTTCGCTGGCGAGCTTAGTACTTCTTCTCCAAAGCTCGTGCTTGAGATTGGCTAGGTCAGGGTAATACATGCCTGCATACTTCATCAGCAGGTCAGGCAGTTCATCCACACCGAGGTCTTCTGCAGCTTTTACAAAATTCTCAGCAGAGTCTACCCGCACATTGAATGGAAAGTTGTTGATATTCCTTGTGAAGCTTTCAGCGGAAGAAACTAGGTCTGCTGCAGTTTTAACAGGGTATAGCTGCACAGAAGCCATTCCATCAACATGAAAGTCGATCATGTGCTGCTCTTCGTAATCCGATGCTTGCTTGATGTTCAAGCTACTATTGTAATCCCGGATATCTTCCGTGATTTCAAAAATATCTGCAGCCTTCTCGATAGCTGATTCAAGTTGACTAGAGTAGCTTTCTCCGTATAGTTTGGAGATATCAGCCTTTTTATTTATAAAGTAGGCATTAGATGTATAAACACGCGCAGGAGTATTAATGGGATATATCATCCGATCAGGATCAGCAAAAGCAGCCTTGGGCAACTTGCGTAATTCGCTAGAGTCGTCCACCTCAGCTGTTTTAACATATTCAGGAAGTTCCACATCCCTGAACATACGGTGCATTTCCTTGCCTGAATAGTCTGTACTGGCATCAAAGTTATAAATACTCATATTTTTCAATTATACTATGTTATTAAACAGCTTCAACAGTAAAATCAATCTAC